CTGGTGGTGGCGGAACAGGTGGAAATTATCCAGGTAATCCTGGAACAAATGCTCCAGCTAACACTGGTTCTGGTGGTGGTGGATCAGCAGGAAATTTAGCACCTGATTCAGGTGGTTCTGGTGGTGCAGGTGGATCAGGAAGAATTATTGTAAAAGAATTAAATAGAGCTTCAGGAGTCTGGAGTCTTGATGAACAATTAGAAGCAAAAAATGAAGGAACTTGGCCACAATACATTGCATATGATATGGACTATATGGTAGTTGCTGGTGGTGGCGGTGGTGGTGCTCGTATGTCGGCAGCAGGTGGAGCAGGAGGTTTTAGAGAATCAAGTGGAGCAAATACAGGAAGTTATACAGCATCACCATTAGGTAGTGGTGTAACAGGTTTTAAATTAGAAGAAGGTGCTTATACAATAACAATTGGTGCAGGCGGTGTAGCAGGAGTTCATCCAGGAACAAATTCTGGACAAGCTGGTACAAATTCAGTATTTAACACAATAACCTCAGCTGGTGGTGGTGGATCAGGTGGTACAGGTGGATCAGGTGGTGGTGGGCAAACTGGTGCAGGTGCTGCAGGAAATACTCCTCCTACAAGTCCTCCTCAAGGTAATCCTGGTGGAGCTGGTATTGATACACAGGGTGGTGGAGCAGGTCTAAAAGGTTCAGGTGGTGGTGGTGGAGCAACAGCAGTTGGTGGTAGTGTTACATCTCCAGGAGGAGTTAATACAGTTAACCCAGCAGCTGAAAGAGCTGGTGGCGCAGGAGCTACTACAAATATAACTGGATCTCCTGTGGCATATGCTGGTGGTGGTGGTGGATCGATTGAATTTGCTCCTTGGAATGGATGTATTTCAGCTACACCAGGTGGTGTAGGTGGTGGTGGAGGTGGTACTTCAGCAGGACCAGGACCAAATATATCTCCACCTCAAGGAACCGCTGGTACAGCCAACACTGGAGGTGGTGGTGGAGCTGGAGGTGATGCTCCTCATCCATTCCCTACTCCTGCTAGAAATGGAAATGCAGGTGGTTCAGGAATAGTTATTACAAGGTTTCCTTCAGGAGCTACTGTTGCAGTAGCGCCTGGTACAAATTCAGTAGCAACATTACCGGCCCCAGAAGGTGGTTATAAAGTTGCAACATTTACAGTTTCTGGAACGTTGACAATAAGTTAAAATTAAAATATATATTAAATACTAAGGAGATAAAAAAATGGCACATTTTGCAGAATTAGATAATAACAATAAAGTTTTAAGAGTAGTTGTTGTAGGCAATGATTGCGTTTCATCAGATGAACACGTTGACGGAGAACAATGGTGTATTAATTTTTTTAATGGTGGTATTTGGAAACAAACTTCTTACAATAATAATTTTAGAAAACAATATGCAGGTATAGGAATGACTTATGATCCTGCAAAAAATAAATTTATAAGTTCAAAACCCCATGCTTCATGGGCATTAGATTCAAATGATGATTGGCAAGCTCCAATAACTTACCCTACAGTTACAGACGATGGTGCAGATCCAAGTGAGTGGAGATATAGAATTTCTTGGAACGAAACAAAATACAGTGCTGACAACACAAAAGGTTGGGAAGCAACAAAATCAAACGACGAAGCGGAAACACCAACACTTTACGATTGGAACGGCACAGCTTGGGTGTCCGCATAGGAGACTCATATGGCCAGATCAAATGGCGGAATAATCGGTAAAGCAAATAAAACTTCTTTTGGGAAGTGTACGGTTACATCAAAAACATCTTCAGGAAATATTACAACTCAACCAGGCACTAGACAAGTAGATTATTTAGTAGTCGGTGGTGGTGGCGGCGGTGGTTATCGGTTAAATGGTGGTGGTGGCGCAGGAGGTTATCGTTCATCTGGACATGGCCCTGCTCCTTTACAAAGCAGTTCAATTAATGTTTGCGGAGGTTCAACGTATGCAGTTACAATTGGAGCTGGTGGAGCTGGTGGAGAAAGCGGCCCTGAAACAGGTGCCAAAGGAGCTGATTCTGTATTTTCAACTATAACATCTGGTGGTGGTGGAGCTGGTTCTCCGGCTAGTTCACCTTTAGCACAAGGTGGTTCTGGTGCTGGTACAAAAACATCAGTAGGACCTGTTCCAAGAGCAGGTAATACTCCTCCGGTAGATCCACCTCAAGGAAATGCTGGTGGTACAGGTATTGATTCAGGTTCTGATAAAGGTTCAGGATCAGGTGGTGGAGCAACAGCTGTTGGGGGATCATTAACTTCTCCCATGAATCCAGCCGCTGCAAGAGCAGGAGGAGCAGGTGCTCCAAATACAATTACAGGTTCAGACGTAACTTATGCAGGTGGAGGTGGTGGAGGTGCTGAAGCACAACCAGTTACTCCAGGTGGTGCAGGTGGTGGAGGAAATGGTGGTATAGGTGGCCCTTCCGATACATGTACAACAGCTGGAACAGCAAACACTGGTGGTGGAGGCGGTGGTGGTGGCTGTGGAGCAGCTCCTTCAGGAGTTTATAATGGTGCGGCTGGTGGCTCAGGAATTGTAGTAGTAAAAGAATTAAACAAAGCAAGTGGTGTGTGGTCAATGAAAAGTCAAATGGCAGCTAAGCAACAAGGAACGTGGCCTAAAAAATTATTTAATTTAACAGGTGCAATGATGATGATAGGTGGTGGAGGTGGGTCTAATGGTACTCCTTCTCCTGGAGGTGGTGGTGCAGGAGGTATGATTCTTACGCCAGCATGTGTAGCAACTTTAACAAATTTATGTTCATCAGTTTTAAGTGTAACAATTGGTGCAGGAGGAGCAGGATCACCGGCTCCGGGTTCTGGTTGTTCAGCAGCCGGATCAGATACTTTTATAGGCGATAGTGCACCCACAGCTGTATTTACAGCAAAAGGTGGTGGTAGAGGTCAAGCAGGTACAGCAGGTTTTCCTGATGCACCAGGAGGATCTGGTGGTGGTGGTGTCGGAGAAGCTCCTCCAGGTAGTGCCGCTATAACGGGAGGTTCTTCAACTCAAGCACCTTCTATGCCAGTTCCTTTTCAACCGTTTGGTTTTGGTAATGCTGGAGGTACTGGAGGTGGATCACCAGCTTCTCCTGATAGACAAGCTGGTGGTGGTGGAGGTGCAGGTGGTGCAGGTAATCCTTACACTGGTGGTTCTGATGGTGGTGATGGTAAATCTATTACTTCTTTATTTGGTAGTGCTCCTCAACCTTTTTATATTGCTAATAGTCCAGTTGCTGGTGCCACAGTTTGTGGTACGTTTGGAGGTGGTGGTGCAGGTAGACAAGATCCTCAAAGAGGAGGGACAGGTACGTTTCCAGGAGGACCTGGAGGTGGTGGTAATGCCCATAGTCCAACAAGTCCACCTGTTGTAACAGGATGTGGAACAGCTAACTCAGGTGGTGGTGGAGGTGCTGGGGTTTGTTCAAATCCTCCGACTGGTGTTGATAATACTCCAGGTGGTCAAGGTGGTTCAGGTTATGTTTTAGTTAAAGTACCATCCCCTAATTTACCTTCTCCAGGAGTATTTACTATAGCTCCAGGATCTAATGCTGTTGTTACTCAACCATGTGGAGCAAAAGTAGCTAAGTTTTCAGTATCGGGAACGTTGACTTTTGAATAAATATCTTTATAAATAATTTTATAAAGATATATGAACCTTACAAACTATTATTGGTATTTTAAATCAGCAGTTCCAGAACGTATTTGTGACGACATTGTAAAGTATGGTCATCAAATGCAAGAACAAATGGCAGTTACTGGTGGGTTTGGTGGTAAAAAATTAAATCAAAAACAAATTAAAGATTTAAAAAAGAAAAGAGATTCTAATATTGTTTGGATGAATGACAGATGGATTTATAAAGAAATACAACCTTATATACATCAAGCAAATGCATCAGCGGGTTGGAATTTTAATTGGGACTATTCTGAATCTTGTCAATTTACAAAATATAAAAAAGGCCAGTATTATGATTGGCATTGTGATGGCTGGGATAAACCCTATCAAAGAGAACAAGGCAATCCAACTCATGGTAAAATTAGAAAACTATCTGTAACCGTTACATTATCTAATCCAAAAGATTACAAAGGTGGTGAGTTAGAATTTGATTTTAGAAACATGGACCCCGATAAAAAAAGAAACGTACATAAATGTAAAGAAATATTACCCAAAGGATCTTTAGTTGTATTTCCTTCATTTGTATGGCATAGAGTATGTCCTGTTAAAAGTGGAGAAAGAAACAGTTTAGTAATATGGAACTTAGGATGGCCATTCAAATAATAGATAATTTTTTAGAAAAAAATAATTTTATGGTTATTAAAAATGCTTTAATGGGAGATGAAATTCCTTGGTTTTATAATGATTGTGTTTCTGAAATAGGAGACAAAGAATTATATTTTACTCACAGATTTTATAATGAAGAGGTAGGTAAAACACCAGGATATCAAGTTGTTTCAACATTAATTAAAAAACTTAAATGTAAAAAATTAATGAGAGTTAAAGGTAATCTATATATAGGAACTAATAAATCTAAAAAACATAGTTTTCATAAAGATATGGATAGTAAACATAAAGGATGTTTGTTATATATTAACACTAATAATGGATATAATTATTTTAAAGAAGAAAATAAAAAAATAAAACCTAAAGAAAATAGAGCAGTTTTGTTCGATCCTAGTATTGATCATTGTAGCTCAACTTGTACAGATGAAAAAAGAAGAATAACAATAAACATTAATTATTTATAAAGGAATAAATATATGAAAAAAACTAAAAAAAAACTTAAACAAAAAATTTTTCCTCAAGAATTAAAAAGGGAAGATATATTTAAGTGTCCTATATGGTTTGCTGAGGAACCATCATTTGTAAAAGATTTAAATAAAGCATCGGACAAATATATTGAAGCATCTAAAAAAAATTTAAAACCAGCTATTAATAAACGTAATAAAAAGTTTGGTGACAAAGGAGACATGGGTCATGTATTTCATTCAACAACATTAATTAATGATCCTGCTTTTAAACAATTGCAAGATTATATAGGTGCAACAGCACACAATTTATTAGTAGAAATGGGTTTTGATATGTCGGGTCATCAAATGTTTATTACAGAACTATGGGTCCAAGAATTTTCTAAAAGTGGTGGAGGACACCATACTTTACACACGCATTGGAATGGTCACATATCTGGTTTTTATTTTTTAAAAGCAAGTGAAAAAACTTCTATGCCTTTATTTGAAGACCCAAGACCAGGTAATGTAATGAATCTTTTACCTGAAAAAGATAGATCAAAAGTAACTTATGCTAGCTCCCAAATTAATTATAAAGCCAAACCAGGAGGACTAATGTTTTTTCCATCGTATATGCCACATCAATATATTGTTGATATGGGGTATGATCCATTTAGATTTATACATTGGAACTGCCAAGCAATACCAAAAGGAGTATTAAATGTCGTTTAAAACAAATAAATATATAGTATTAAAAAAAGTTATCTCACCTGAGATTGCAGAGTTTGTTTATAAATATTTCTTAAATAAAAGAGAAGTTGCAAAGTTTTTATTTGATCAAAAATTTATTTCACCTTTTACAGAATATTATGGTGTGTGGACTGATGAGCAAGTGCCAAATACTTATTCACATTACGGGGATATTGCAATGGAAACATTGTTGCAAGAAGTAAAACCTATAATGGAAAAACATACAAAATTAAAGTTATTAGAAACCTATTCTTATGCAAGAATTTATAAACCAGGTGATGTACTAGCTAGACATAAAGATAGGTACTCATGTGAGATATCTACTACACTAAATCTAGGTGGAGACCCATGGCCAATCTATCTTGATCCAACAACTAAGACAGGTCAAGCTGGTATTAAAGTTGATTTAAAACCAGGAGACATGTTAATCTATTCTGGGTGTGAACTAGAACATTGGAGAGAAGAATTTAAAGGTAAGAACTGTGGACAAGTATTTTTACATTATAACAAATCTACATCTAAAACAGCTAAAGAAAACTATTTAGACAAAAGACCTTTACTAGGAACACCTTCTTGGTTTAAAGGCGCGAAGTTGACAAAATCTAAAAAATAATATATACAATAAGCTTGCGGAGGGATGATCCACCACAGATTCCCTCTGCTTTAAACCTATTGAAATCACTTACAATCTGATATAACACCTAATAAACAGGTTTTTATATGTTACAAAAATTAGGCTTTGCTCCAGGATTTAATAAACAAGTTACAGAGACCGGCGCTGAAGGGCAATGGTTTGATGGTGATTTCGTTCGTTTTAGATATGGTTCACCTGAAAAAATAGGTGGCTGGACACAATTAGGTGAAACAAAATTAACAGGTGCAGCTAGGGCTATTCATCATTGGGATGATAATGCTGGTATTAAATACGCTGCAATAGGGACTAACAGAATTTTATATGCATATTCAGGTGGGACATACTACGACATCCATCCTATAAGAACTACTTTAACTGGCGCAAAATTTACAAGTAGCTCATCATCAAAAACAGTTACAGTTACATGCACCGGGTCTCATGGGTTAATAGAAGACGATATTGTTTTATTTGATAATGTAACAGGAGTGCCTGCAGCATCTACTTACAGTAATGCTACGTTTGAAGACATTAAATATATGGTAACATCTGTGCCAACTACATCAACTTTTACAATTACAATGGATGCTACAGAGTCAGGAACACCTTTGACTACAAGTGACGGAAATAGCGCTTCTATACTTTGTTATTACACAGTGGGTCCTTCTCAACAATTGGGTGGTTTCGGTTGGGGTGCTGGTTTATTTGGTGGTACAGCTTTAGGTGCTGCGACTACAACTTTGGCTTCTACTATTAATGATACTGTAACTGATATTCCT